TGTTAAGATCGCCTGCCTTAACTGATGACCCTGCTGTGTAGGTTGCCTTAGCATTGTCTACATCTGTATCACGAAAGATACGTATTGCAGCTGGGCTTGCTGGTATGTTGCCTGATGTAAAGACAACATTACCACCACCTGTTGTTGTGTAGCTAGTTATGTTATAGTGAGTACTGGTTGTCTTTACGACACCATCTACCTCTACTTTAACATCAGCTTCTTTTATAGAAGGGAAAGAAAACGACTTAGTTGCGTTCCCATCCCCAGTGTAATCTACGAATGTTGTTGCCATTATTTATAAATGTTGAGGATGTTGTTGCCTGCACTTTCTTCTTTCTTAAGTTGTCGTGCAATTTTTTTATCTTCCCGTTCTTGTGCTAGTATTAGAGCTTGTTCATCGTCCATAACTCTTATCCATGCAGCTTGACGTGCCTCGTCAAACAATCTACCAATCATAATATTATGGTAGTAGTCTTTAGGTTGAAACTCAGAACGTCGACCAGATTGTATATCTTTGTACATTAATTCCATAGATTCTATGATCTTAGGATCTTTAGCTAATCTACTTAGTTTTACTTCTAGATTTTCTTGACCTATTTCACGTTGGAATTTAGAACGAATCATTGGACTGTCAGTAAGGTTATCACCATTTGGAGAATATAATACTGATAATCTTAGATCGTACCCACTCTTAAATAAGAATGTTCGACCAAGGCTTGGTGTTAAATTAAAGTTTATTGGTACAAAAGAGTTGTATGCTCTTGTTATAAAGTCCCAGTTTTTAATCGGTCTACCGTTTAGTAAGTCATACTTTATAGGTAAATCTTGACCGGGTAAATTTTCAGATAATAAGTTACGGTTACGTATTGAATCAAAAATACCAGAATTTAGTTCACGTGTATATGGGGTAAATAGTTTACCTAAATCATTACGTATACCAGCTAGTGGTATTTGGTTGTTTGCAAAGCCTGCTAAAATTCTACTAGCTTGTCCGGGTTTACCACCAAATAAGTCAGCGAACGATTGTAAGCCTGCTAAATAAGATTTACTTGTTACACCTTGAGATAGTAATAATGCTACCTTAAGTAAGTTATCTTCTGTCCACTCTTCGCCCATAAGTAAACTTGCGTCACCTATATCAGCTATCATAGACATGATTTGGTTAAATGGTTCAAAAGTATCATAGTTTACAGTTACTTCACCAAACACTAAAGAACGTGGTTGAAAACCTGTATCTGTCCATGTACTTCTTTTCTGCCTATCAACTGGTCCATTACCTGTCATTCTACCTGTCATCCATGCCCATGCAGCCATGCTGACTAAAGCAGATCCCATCGCTAATCTACCTGTTTGTAGTGCTTTAGCATTAATTAAGTCTTGGTCACTGTATATACCATACTGAGCTAATTCATCTAGATTTTGGCCGGGTCTAGCAAATGCTATGTCGTTAAATTCTTTGACAAGAAAGTTAAATCCGGGTGTGTGTTTAGCTGTAAGTTTTAGTCCGTTAACACCTGTACGTGCAAATAAAAAGAATGGTTTAGCCCAAGGGTTCTGTTGAAATACAGCGTTTAAGTTAGAAGCAAATCCTTTTAGATCCTGTGTTAGTGTAACTTCTTTACGTGCAAACTGTGCAGCCTTATCAGTCAAGCCACCGTTTGCATCAAATATATCACTATAAAAATAGTCCTCATAGCTACGTATTAGCTGTGGTGATATATCATCAAAAGCGGTAATCTTACCACCGTTCATCTGATCCATAGCTGATATAAGAGCTTTTTCTCTCATACGAACTCTACCTAATATGTATGCAAACGCATCGTCAGTTGCAGCCATGACTTTTGTAGAGTATGTAAGAAGACTATTATGATTCATCTGGCGTGCCATGTTAGCCATTCTAAAAGCAGCCTTATCTCCAGCTGTAGCACGGTCACTTTCTGACCATCTACGTAGTATTTCCCAGTTAGCATCGCCCTGTGTAAACTCAGTAAATCTAGTTTTTACAGTTGCTATATCACCAGACCAGTAAGAATTTAATCTTGTTTTAAATAACTCAAATGACTCAGGTATAGCTTCCATCATAGCGTTCATGGATGCTAAACCTGTACGTATAGTTCTAACGTCACCAGTAAACGGAAAGCGTATAATACCTCCTAATGTCTGGTTCATAGGACGTAAGAATGTATGTGTAGCTGTACCTATTATAGCTCTCATTGGTGTCTTAGGACCAGATAATACACTGTGTGTAAATACACCTTGTAGTTCTCTTATTAATGCACCAGCCTGTGCTTTACCTTCGATTTCACCACCCTTAATCATCTTTCTAGCCCATGCGTCAAAGTCATCTAGACTGTTAACTGTTTGCATAGATGAGAAAGCTTCAAACAATGCCATTAATAGCTCGTCACTGTCTTCTCCATCAGCTATATCAAGTATAGTTTGTATAGACTCACGAGTGTCAGACATTTCTTGTGTAAGCGTTCTTCGTAAATAGTTTTTCTTTACACCAGCACCAAGTTCTCTAAAGTTTTGTGACTTAACAATTCTTGCTTTTTTAGCTTCTGTCATTGCTACAAATATAGTATCACGTATAGCTTCTAATGGACCGTCAGTGTCTGCTAGATCTACAAAGTTAGATAATTCTCTACCAGCTATGCCTAAGTCACGAACTTGTTGTAACAATGTACCGACAACCATATCTGCTACTACAACGTATTTACTTGTAATAGTCTCTAGGCTGTCTACTGTGTTACCATCTATATCCGTAATTGAGTAAGCATCGGTAGCTTTAAATATCTCGTCTAAGTATTCTCTAGGACTCATATCCGCAGCATTTCTACCTAATGTAATACGTTGATGTGCAGCAATAGCATCACCAAATACTTCAACTAAAGTAAGTTGTTCTTTTTTTATTGACTCAATAATACCTTGATATTTGTTATTACTATATAATTTACGTAATACTTCATCAGCTACTTCTTCTGTTATACCAGCATTTTCAGCTGCTCTCTGTTTTTGTACTGCTGTTATGACATTACCAGACGCACCGTCTTCTGAACCCCAATCTTCACGTACTTTTTTCTGCATTTCCCATACATCATACGGGTCATCTACGGATAACTCAGCACCTTGGGAAGGGTCTGATAGATTAGAGTTTTTAGCAGCTCTAAATCTTGATTCGTTTTCTCTGAGTTGTTGTACGCCTTTTGCTAGTTTTTCGTTTCTTACACTACTTTGTCGGTTAGCTATTTTAGTTCTTGCTCCACGACTACCTCTGCCTATAAGCATAGTAGCACCATCAAATACTAAACCTATGCCCATACCTTCTACGATGTTTTTTACCTTCATCATAATCGGATGGTCAGCGTCTTGAGTTGATAGTGGTGTATCTACCCAACCATAGTGGTCACGCATAGATCCTAATGCATTATGTCCGTCTGACTCTTTAGATACTAAGTCAGAAACAGCACCAATACCGGCTGCTCGTACTAAGCTAGGAGCACCTAATAATTTAGCAGCAGCTGTACCAGCTAGTGGTACTCCAGCAGCAGCTAATCCTTTTGCACCTAAAACAGTTGCACCGGCTAATGTACCAAAGTGCACAACACCTCTAGCTAATTTACCCCACCATGTTTTTGTAATGATAGGATTACCACCACCACCAAGAGGGTCAAACTCTGGTTGGTAGTAGCCTTTTTCTTCTTTTTCTCTCTGCATTTCTCCAGAGATCGCATCCATCGTGCGTTCTGGAAAGGTACTTATAGATGATGCAGTGTCCTGTATACCCCCTGATACAATAGATCCGAGTTCTTTTACAAAACCTTTGACACCCCAGTTTTCTTGATTTCTAGGATCTTCCAGATTATCTGAATCCTCTTGAATTTCATTTTCATAATCTGTTACAGAATCAGCTATTTGTTGCTGATCTGATATTGTTTGTTCTAGACTACCTAGTTCACTGGGCTTATCATCTTCATCTATAGGACCCGGATTATATGAATCCATTATAATATCTCCAAAAAGTATGTGCCCAGTAATTCTGGACTTATTGTATAAGGTAGGTTGTGTACATTTGTATTACCATCAAAAATTCCTTCCATATCTAAATCATTAAGATTAGATGTTTCAGAAAATCCAAAGCTAAGAGAGTTGTTAATTGAAGCATCTCTCATGTTCTTTGCTCTAATAATTCGTTGTTGATTTTCTACAGTCAACGCATCTTTGCTATAATCTAAACCTGACAGCTTTTCTATTTCTGGGTCAGCAATAATTAGACGGTCAATTTTGTACTGTCCAAATCCCTGCAAACCGTAACCATGCTTTATACTTTGTGTTATAGTATCATTTATTGGTATAGTTTCAAATTTCAATGGTTCCTCGTTTGTATCTGAGAAACTACCAAACTGTTTGTTTTTAGTTTTAACTACAAAATTATCATAAATACTAAAAAACCCCTCCTTACCATCCATTTCAAACATAGCTCTTTGAGTTTTGATTGGTGATGGCATGTAAGATAATAGTTTATTTATTCTAGAATTTACTGCTAATTTTTTTAAATAACCACCTTCTACTAATAGTTTTTGCTCAACGTCATAGCCTAGTGATCCTAGTCTAGCGTGTATCAAATCATGTGCTGTTGTAAATCTTAGATGTTTACTAGCTTCTATGTAGTATTGAGGTATACGACCACCATTTGCATATTGAACTAATTTATTTACTGGCTCTCCATCATGAGGTATTTTTTTGTTTAGCCACTCATTTTTTGTGTCTGGACTAGCTAACTGCTTACCAGCTTCAAAAGCGTATAAACCCTGCTTATACTCAAAGCCTCCTCTTTTCAGCTCGTCATTATTAGTGCCATCAAAATATCTACCAGCACCAGTTACATAGTAATTACCAAACGCAGTATTGCCACCACCTTTAAGTGTTTTACCTTCTGATAATGTTTTATCTAAGTTTTTTTTAACTTCTTCAAAAGCATTTTGTAAAGCTGTTTTTACTGGTATCTTTTTTTGAATTTCGTTAAGAAAGAGGTCGTTAAAGTGATCTGTAGCATTACCTATAATAACAGAAGATTTTAAATTACCTGTAGCTGTTGTACTTGTTATACCTACAGTAGATTTAATATAGGTATCTAAGTTACCTTTTATTACATCGTATTCTTTTTTGTTATTCTTGATAGGTTCATGAGCCTCAAAATATGTTGTAGCTTCTTTTTTATAGCCGGGGTCACGTATACTTTTTATTAACTGTTCTGCCTCTCTAAAAAATCCTTCATCAGTAGCATGTTTTGCTAAGTCTTTTGTAGCTTCATCCCTAGCATCATCTTTAGTATGATAGTTAAGTAGTGGTTGAAAGTACTTGTAATAAAGACTGCCTTCGCTAACATCAATACCTCTATCTCTTAGTTGGTTCTTGATCTGTTTTACTTCACCTTCTAGATGCACTTCTGTTGCACCAGTATCAACTCCGTTTAGACGCTCTGTTGCAGCTTCAGTAAGTTCTCTGATTGATTGTACATCTTTTGCTTCTTTTTCTTTTGCTTCTTGTGCAGATACAGTACCTAGTAAACCTTCGAGTCTAGAGTGTAGTGGTTCGTTAAACTCTTTTAATGTTTTTGTACCAGAACCATCACGAGCACTAATACCTTTTATGTTAACTAACCGAGCTAGATCGTCTGACTTTAATGAACGGTTTGTTGCTAAAACTTTAAGATCGGCTTCTAACATAGCTATAGCTCCAGCGACATCTTTCTTACCAGATATTTTTTCATGCTGTGCAATGTATCCAGAATTAGGGTCATTTTTGTTACCAAAGATAACTTCTCTAAAAGCATCTGGATCTTGTGCTGCCCCTTTTAATTGGTCAGCAAGATTGTTTTGTCTAGATTCGTCGTATGTTTTTTTAGCTTCTTCATATGTACTTTTAATAAATGCAGCACGTGCAATTTTATCTGTACCTTGTGTAAGTTTAAGTAAAGCTAACTGATTTCTACTACTTAAAGCATTTTTACCGCCAAACACGCCTGCTTGCCAGTAATATGCTCCTTCATGAAAATCTTTAACTGCATCATACCTAGCAGGGTCTGTATTTGCTTTACTTTGAACATCTTGAAGACTTAGCATACCAAACTCTGTAGGTACTTTTATGTCTTGAACACTTCCTAAATAAGACTCATAACCTTTGTGTAGTTCTGATGTGAGAGCTTTTCCTCTTGACTGATAATCTTTTACAGTTTGCATCTGAAATGCTTTTATACCAAATTCAGCAGCATCTATGTTATCAGTTAAAGCATAGTCTTGACTAGCTTTAAACGCTATAGCATTACCTTCGGTAAAAGCTTTATTGCTTTCTGCTTCTAGTTCTTGATACTTAGCATCTACACTATTTAGTTTTGCATCTGTAGTAAAAGGTGTTTTTTTAGTTTCTTCAAAATTAAATAAAGTTTTAGACTTTGCTATAGACTCATTGTAAAGTTTTTTATTAACTTCTTGTGAAGCTTCATGTGAAGCAGCGGCTTTATCTTTAGCTGCTTTCAACATTTGTCTGTTATCATTCCACTCTCTTGCTTGCACACTAAATTGACCAGCTTGCTTAATTAAGCTACCAAGCTTCTGAAAGTTTTGGCTTTTTTGGTCGGCTAGCTGAATAGCCATTTGTGCATTTCTTCTGTACTGCTCGTTGTTCTTTTTTACAACGTCATCTATTGCTTGGTTAGCTACATTACCTAGATCAGATTTAGGATCTATGTCCATGTAGTTAGTATCGGAGGTGTTAAACATTGCTGAATCCACTATGCCACCTCCTTAAAATTAACATCTATCATATCGTAATATACACCATAAAAACCGTTACTGAGTTTACCTACAGCTTCTGGTTTTTTCTGTAATACTTCTTGAGCTTTAACTCCGATAAATTCTCTATCAGAACTTATGTATTTAAATTTGTATATATTATATCCGTCAATAGATTGACCTATTTTTGTAAC